GGTGCCGCCGCTGGAAAACCTGCTGCTGCGCCAGCGCATCACAGACCAGTACCTGCTCGATTTCAGCAGCCGCGTCAGCGCATAAGGAGACGGAAAGATGGCATTACCCCGCAAACTCAAGCACCTGAACCTGTTCAACGCAGGCAACAACTGGCAGGGGCTGGTTGAGTCCGTGACGCTGCCGAAATTCACCCGCAAGTTTGAGAAGTATCGCGGTGGTGGCATGGCCGGTGCTGTGGACATCGACATGGGCCTGGACGACGGCGCGCTGGATACGGAATTCACCATTGGCGGCACTGAAGCACTGCTGATTAAGCAGATGGGCACCACCACCGTGGACGGCATTCAGCTGCGCTTTACCGGCTCCATTCAGCGCGACGATACCGGCGAAGTGCAGGCGGTCGAGCTGGTCACGCGCGGACGCTATAAAGAGCTGGATTCCGGCGAATGGAAGACCGGCGAATCCAGCACCACCAAAGTGTCCGGCACCAACAGTTACGCAAAGCTGACCATCAACGGTGAGGTGCTCTACGAATGCGATCTGGTGAACATGATCGAAATCGTTGACGGCAAAGACCTGATGGAAGCGCACCGCAACGCGCTGGGCCTGTAATCATCCCGGCAGGCGCTGAGCCTGCCGCTTATCTCTCTTTTTAACGGAATCAAATCATGACTGATAAAACCGCTTCAAATGAAAAAGTCGTTGAGCTGGACACCCCTATCCTGCGCGGTAAAACAGAAATCACCTCCGTCACCGTGCGCAAGCCGCAGTCCGGCGCGCTGCGCGGCACCCGTCTGCAGGCGCTGCTGGACATGGACGTGAACGCACTGATCACCGTGCTGCCGCGTATCACCACCCCGGCGCTGACCACAGCGGAAATTAACGAAATGGACCCCGCCGATCTGGTCAGTTTGTCGGTAGAGGTGGTCACTTTTTTGCTGAAGAAGTCGGTCCTGTCGGATTTAGCGACAGCCTGACGGTAGACGATCTGGTGGCGGATATCGCCACCGTCTTTCACTGGCCGCCCTCCGTTACCGAGTCCATGACGCTGACCGAGGTGCTGGAATGGCGGCACAAAGCAATCCTGCGACACAGGGCCAGCGATGAGTGATAAAAATCTGCGTTTACAGGTCGTTCTGGGTGCGGTCGATAAGCTGACACGCCCCTTCCGCAGCGCCCGCGACAGCACACGTGAGCTGGCTGGCACGCTGCGCGACACCCGCAATACCCTCAAGGCACTGGACGCGCAGGCCGGGCGCATTGACGGCTTCCGTAAAACCCGCTCGCAGCTTGCCATCACTGCCAATAACCTTAAAGCCGCCCGCGAAGAAGCGGCGCGGCTGGCCGTGCAGTTTACGGAAACAAACAAGCCTACCGCCGCGCAGGCCCGCGTGCTAGAGCAGGCAAAAAACCGCGCCAGCCAGCTGCAGCAGACTTACAACGGGCTGCGCCTGTCAGTGCAGCGGCAGCGTGAGGCGCTGGGCGCTGCCGGTATCGACACGAAGAAACTGAGCCAGGCACAGCGCGAGCTTAAAAGTCAGTCGGACGATGCGCGCGCCGCCATTGACAGTCAGCAGCTGTCGCTTAAAAAGCTGGGAGAACGGCAGGCAAAGCTGAGCGCGGTACGTGAGCGATATTCCCGCTCGCTGGAGGTGCGCGATCGCGTGGCCGGTGCCGGTGCGGCAACGTCCGCCGCCGGGCTGGCGATGGGCGCGCCGGTGCTGGCCGCCGTGAAGTCTTCGGCGGCAATGGAAGACGCCATGAAGGGCGTGGCAAAGCAGGTCAACGGGCTGCGCGACGATAAAGGAAACCGCACGAAGCAGTTCTATGACATGCAGGCCGCCATCAAGGCCGCCAGTGAGCAGCTGCCGATGGAAAACGGCGCGATTGACTACGCCGCGCTGGTTGAGGGCGGCGCGCGCATGGGCGTGACGAATCAAAATGATTCTTATGAGGACCAGAAGCGCGACCTGATGGCCTTTGCCACCACGGCGGCGAAGGCGTCCACTGCGTTTGAACTGCCCGCCGGTGAGCTGGCCGAAGGGCTGGGCAAGATTGCGCAACTTTACAAAATCCCCACGCGCAACATCGAGCAGCTGGGCGACGCGCTGAACTATCTGGACGATAACGCCATGTCTAAAGGTTCAGACATCATCGACGTGCTGCAGCGCATGGGCGGCGTGGCTGACAGGCTGGACTACCGCAAAGCGGCGGCGCTCGGCTCAACCTTCCTGAGTCTGGGCGCGACGTCGGAAACCGCCGCCAGTGCAGCGAATGCCATGGTGCGCGAGCTGTCCGTTGCCACCATGCAGAGTGACCGCTTTATGGACGGCATGGACCTGCTGAAACTCGATCCGAAAAAGATTGAAAAGCAGATGACCACGGACGCCATGGGCACCATCCAGCGCGTGCTGGAAAAGGTTAACAACCTGCCGAGAGACAAACGCCTGACGGCCATGACGATGGTGTTCGGCAAGGAGTACGGCAAGGATGCGGCCAAACTCGCTAATAACATGCCGGAGCTGAGGCGCCAGCTGCAACTGACGCAGGGCGACGGGGCGAAAGGATCCATGCAGAAAGAGTCGGACATCAATAAGGACTCGCTTTCTGCACAGTGGATGCTGACCAAAACCGGCGTATCCAACACCATGAGCGGCCTGGGCGATTCGCTGCGCGCGCCGCTGATGGACATCATGGACATGGTGAAGAAAGTCACTGGCGTGACACGCCGCTGGGTGGAAAATAACAAGGAGCTGGCCGGAACGCTGGTGAAGACTGCCGCCGTTCTCTCATTAGTGGTGCTGGGTGCCGGGGCTTTTCTGGTGAGCCTCGCGGCGTTTTTTGGGCCGCTTGCTTTGCTCAGGTTCAGCTTTAATGTGCTGGGAATAAAAGCATTCAGCGCGTTTGGATTAATAAAAAGCGCCATCGGCATCGTGGGGAACGGCGTGCTGTGGCTGGGGCGGCTGATGATGGCAAACCCGATTCTGGCCGTTATCGGGCTGATTGCCGCCGGAGCGCTTCTTATCTGGCAGAACTGGGACACGCTGGGGCCGAAACTTGCCGCCATCTGGGACGCTGTCAGCACAAAGGTCAGCAGCGTCTGGACTGCGATCCGCACCTATATCAGTACAAAGTGGGGTGAGATTGTAGCCGACGCGAAGGCGCTGCCCGCGCGATTTCAGGAGGCCGGTTCACAGATGATTGACGGCCTGATGGCGGGTATCAGCCAGAAGTGGGATGCGATTAAAAACAAGCTGTCGTCACTGACCGACTACCTGCCGGACTTTCTGAAGCCGGGCGGTGATAAGACCGGCGGACCGCAGCTGCCGCGCCCGGCAACTGCAAAAATGGGTGGCGGTGTATCCCTGCCGCCGGGCGGGTTCCCCGGATTTGCGGGCATGTACGACAGCGGCGGTTTCATCCCGTCCGGGCAGTTCGGCGTGGCCGGTGAGAACGGGCCGGAGCTGGTCAGCGGTCCGGCAAACGTGACCAGCCGCCGGAGCACCGCACGGCTGGCAGCACTGGCGGCGCTGACGCTGGGCGGCGCAGCGACGGCGGAGACAAAGCCCCTGCACCCGCTCAGCCTGCCAGTTCAGGCGTACCGGCAGGAAGCACCGCGCATGAGTGGCAGTGCTGCACAGGCAGCTGCGCCGCAGATTCACGCCTCCTTCACCATCGTGCAGCAGCCGGGACAGAGCCAGCAGGATCTGGTTGATGAGGTGATGCGCAGGCTGGAGGCAAAAGAGCGGCAGGCGCAGGCCCGCGCACGCAGCAGTTACCGGGACAGGGGAGGATTTGAGGAATGATGATGACGCTGGGCTTATTTGTTTTCATGCTGAGGACGGTGCCCTATCAGGAACTGCAGTATCAGCGCAGCTGGCGTTTTCCGTCAAACAGCCGCGTGGGCGTGAGGCCGTCGCTGCAGTTCTTAGGCCCGGACAACGACACGCTGACGCTTTCCGGCGTGCTGCTGCCGGAGATTACCGGCGGCAGGCTGTCGCTGTTTGCGCTGGAGCAGATTGCAGAGCTGGGCCGCGCGTGGCCGCTTATTGAGGGCAGCGGGACGATTTACGGCATGTTCGTGATTGAAAGCCTGAGTCAGACCAAAGCGGAGTTCTTCAGCAGCGGCGTATGCCGCCGCATTGAATTCACGCTGACACTGAAGCGCACCGATGAATCACTGGGGGAAATGTTCGGCAGCCTCAGCGATCAGCTGTCTGCCATGCAGGACGCAGCAGTTACCGCAGCCGGTAAAGTCAGCGCAGCAGCGGGAGGGTTATTCTCATGATGACAACCCCGTGGATTAACGGCCAGCAGAATTCCCCCGCCTTCCGGCTGACGATGGATGGGGTAGACATCACACAGAAGCTGGAAAAGCGCCTGCTGAGCCTGACGCTTACCGACAACCGGGGGTTTGAGGCGGACCAGCTGGACATCGAGCTGGACGACGCGGACGGCCAGCTGCAGCTGCCGCGCCGTGGTGTCGTGCTTTCCCTGTCGCTGGGCTGGCAGGATGCGCCGCTTTTCCCGAAAGGCAGCTATACCGTTGACGAAATCGAGCACAGCGGCACGCCTGACCGCCTGACGCTGCGGGCGCGCAGCGCGGACTTCAGGCAGACGCTGAACACGAAGCGTGAAAAGTCCTGGCACAAAACCAACGTGGGCGAAATTGTCCGTGAGGTGGCCAGGCGGCATAAGCTGAAAATGGCGATGGGTGAGGATATGGCAAAGATGGATATTGACCACCTCGATCAGACCAATGAATCAGACGCCAGCTTTATGATGCGCCTGGCTAAACAGTGCGGTGCGGTTGCCTGCATCAAGGACGGTAATCTGCTGTTTATCCGGCAGGGCCAGGGAAAAACGGCAAGCGGCAGAGCACTGCCGGTTATCACCCTTCAGCGCAGGGACGGAGACGGCCACCGCTTCACCCTGGCGGACCGGGACGCCTACACCGGCGTTATTGCCAGCTGGCTGCACACCCGCGAACCGACAAAAAAGCCGGTGGCGAAGGTGAAGCGCAGGCGACGTAAAACAACGGCGAAGAAGAAAAAGGAGCCGGAGGCAAAACAGGGCGATTACCTGATCGGCACGGACGAGAATGTGCTGGTACTTAGCCGCACTTACGCGAACCGGGGCAATGCCGAACGGGCGGCCAAAATGCAGTGGGAACGCCTGCAGCGTGGTGTGGCGACGTTCTCAATCCAGCTGGCAAAGGGACGTGCAGAGCTTTACACGGAAATGCCGGTGAAGGTCAGCGGCTTCAAGCGGCAGATAGATGACGGAGAATGGATCATCACTACGCTGACGCACACCCTGAGCGCTGACAATGGGTTTACTACCAGTATCGAACTGGAAGTAAAAATCGATGAATTGAGCATGCAATAGTAGATTTAGCTATTCAATTGAACGTTAAATCGTTAATATTTGCTGAAAATTTCAAGAGGAAGTATCTGGAATGATGAACTGCCCAAAGTGCTCCCATGCAGCCCACACACGTAGCAGTGTTGTGCTTTCAGAGAACACAAAAGAACGTTACAACCAGTGCCAGAATATTAATTGCGGCTGCACCTTCAAGTCCTTAGAAACTGTTACTGACATAATCATGTGTCCGGGAAAAATCAACCCTGCCCCGCCACACCCAACACGCATAAGAGCTACTCAAACACAGGGTAACTTATGGCTTTAAAATTTTTATAAGACGTAAGATCCAGGGCACTGATTATTCAGTGCCCTGTTTTGTTTTGGTCATTTGAATGTGGGGCTAAAAGTTGCGGCAGCAAGGCGATCATCCATAAAAGCTATACCCTCATCAGTATTCATGCTTGCCATCTGCTCACAGCTTTTGTCTCCATCCTCATAAGTAAAGCCCTGAGTAGCTGAATCGTTCGTGATCGTAATATCTTTTATCACCCCAGCGTTCCACGTTCGCTTAGGCGGATTATCCCCGTAGTAAGTGAAGCAAAGAGTGTCTACCAAACTACGAGCCTGCAGTAACTCTATTTTTTTGAAGTTATACGAAACGTATAAGGTGCCATTTACAAGTGATGGGGGCCGGGAAAGACTGAGCTGCTTGAGGCTATGTAAGAGAGGTGCAGGGATCTGGTCAGGTTTAGCAGCATAAGCTGAAGCCGCAAGAGTCAAACCAGCAAGACAGATGCAAAAATTTTTCATTGGGTATTCCTTCACGTTTAGGGTAGCCGCAATCACAACGATTATGACCACAACTGACCACAAAAAAAATCTGCGTAGCCAATCCGTGGACAAGGCCATAAAAAAAGGGGCTGGCATCACGCCAACCCCTTGTTTGCTATTAACTTTCAGATGTCGCGTTAGCGATACCTTAGTTAAGACGCTCTTTAATACGAGCAGACTTACCAGTACGCTCACGCAGGTAGTACAGTTTGGCTTTACGCA